GCACGTACCAGTGCGGTCTTGTCGTTGAAGTGGGCAGCTTCACCCTCTACGAACGAAGCACCATGGTTTGCAGCGTTGGCCAGCTTCTCAGCAGCAGAGAACAGCGAGGCGAAAGCAGCGAACAGGTTACGGAACATAGCGAACATGTGGGTATCTCCAGAGTAGTGGACGGTATTGTCCAGCACACGCCCGTAGGGCAGCATCTACACAGCAAGCCACACAGCAGGTAGGGTAGGGTGGGGTCGTTGAGGAAAAACATAGGGCAGACACCCCCGGGGGGTAGGTCGAGTCGCGAGCGCAGAAGCATAGAGCACTGCCTTCGTAAGTCCATAACGAAAATTCCCCTATGGCGGTCTAACCCTCACTACTATACTATCCGCACCTATACCCTACTATTAGGAGCCTAAATCATGTTCTACCGCAGACGCGGGGCCAACGAGGTCCGCAGGTTCCAGGTCTACCGTACAGGAACTGATAACCTATCTAACCCCTTTCCACTATGGCTTCAGGGCATGATCATGCTCAACCAGATCAAAGTGGAAGACGACTGTCTACAGATACACACGTTCACCGGTGACTGGCGCAGAGTAGGACCAAGTAAGGTTGTACTCTATGACACCTTCTTTGGAATGATGGAGATGCACGAATCAGACTTTGAACAACACTGGGAGGCTATACAGCCATGACCACCGCAGTACAAACCAAAAAGGAGCCATTGCTGTCCAAGGACGAGTTCCTGGCAGCATTGCCACCGCAGATACAGAAAAGGGGCCTAAGCCAGGAAGTAATCACCGGTGTGACGCAGTTGCTGTCCGACCCGGACATGGCCGAGTCCTACCGCGACAACCTGCTGGGCTACACCAGCGTGATGAACGAAGGTAAGTTCAAGCTCACCAGCTACGTCAAAGCTGTGCAGTACGTGACGCAAAAGCTGTCGGGCAAGACAAACCAGGATGCGTACCAGGCCACGTTCCCGGATAAGTGGAATGACTGGCTGGCGCGCAATGTGTCGCCCAAGGACATCAGCAGCTACGTGTCGATCTACAACGGTAGCCAGCTGGTCAACAAGATCCTGGAACAGTCGCTGATCCCCAACTGGGTGCTGAACCAGGATGTGCGGCAGAAGGCCATCAACCATCTGGCTTCGCTCATGGTTTCGGCGCAGTCGGAGAAGGTGCAGTGTGATGCGGCCAACGCATTGCTGACCCACCTCAAGATGCCGGACAAGTTGAAGGTCGAGCTGGACGCCGGGCCGCAAGTGGGCGGTGTGATGGACGAACTGCGCAAGCAAACCACGGCACTGGCCGGCATGATGCAAGACGCGGTGAAAGCCGGGGTTATGTCAGCCAAAGATGCGGCCGAGCGTCCGCTGATCATTGATGGGGTGGCTGAACGTGTCTGATGTGGTCATTACCGCCAAGACGGTAGATGAATGGCTCAATGGTGTGTCTTATGCGCACGACCTGAGCTATGTACCCAGTCTGTGGGCTATGGAGTTCGTTGAGTTCATCAAGATGGTGACTGATGGTACTGGGGAAGAGAACAAGACCCCAGTGCTGCACTATCACATGCTGGACCGGGTTGGTACGGCTGAAGGCAACAGTGTGCGCCTGGCCAACATGGTATTCCGGGGTGCGGCCAAGACTACGCTGTTGGGCGAGTACTTGTTCCTGTACCTGGGTATGTATGGCGCGTTGCCGTCGTTCGGGCGCATTGAGCTGGCACTGTATGTGTCTGACTCGATTGATAACGGCGTCAAGAACATGCGCAAGAACTTGGAGTACCGCTACGACAACAGCGAGTTCTTGAAGAAGTACATGCGGGCCGAGTTCACCGACGTGCGCTGGAAGTTCACCAACGCCGACGGCAACGTGTTCATCGTCAAGGGCTACGGCGCCAAGACCGGTGTGCGGGGTAGTAAGGAGATGGGTATGCGTCCGCGCCTGGCCGTACTCGACGACTTGGTGTCTGACGAAGACGCCCGTTCGCCTACCGTGATTGCGTCCATTGAGGACACGATCTACAAGGCGATCGACTATGCCTTGCACCCGGTGCGCAACATGATCGTGTGGTCGGGTACGCCGTTCAATGCCAAGGACCCGCTATACAAGGCGATTGAGTCCGGGGCCTGGGATGTCAACGTGTATCCGGTGTGCGAGCGGTTCCCGTGTGACCGGCGCGAGTTCCGCGGCGCCTGGCCGGACCGCTTCACCTACGACCACATCAAGGACAAGTACGACAAGTCCGTGAAGCAGGGCAAGGTGGATACGTTCAACCAGGAACTGATGCTGCGCATCATGTCGGAGGATGACCGGCTGATCGCGGACCACGAGATTCAGTGGTACCGGCGCAGTCTGGTGCTGGCCAACCGGCACTACTTCAACTACTACATCACTACTGACTTTGCGGTGTCAGCCAAGCAACAGGCGGACTTCAGTGTGATCAGTGTGTGGGCCTACAACAACAACGGCGACTGGTACTGGGTGGACGGTGTTTGCCGCCGCGCGGACATGGCACAGAACATGGACGACCTTTTCAAACTGGCTTCCAAGTGGAAACCGCTGGGTGTAGGTGTCGAGGTGTCCGGGCAACAGGCCGGCTTCATCCCGTGGATTCAAAGCGAGATGATCAAGCGCAACGTGTTCTTCAACTTCGCGAGCGAGAACAACAAGCGAGACCCCGGCATTCGGCCATCTACTGACAAGCTGACCCGCTTCCAGGTGGTAGTACCGTTCTTCAAGATGAAGAAGATCTTCTTCCCTGAAGAGCTGCGCCTTGGGCGCGAGATGGTGGAGATGTACGCCGAGTTGAGCCTGGCCAGCGCTGGCGGATTCCGCTCGAAGCATGACGACTTCATTGATACCATCTCTATGCTGCCACTTATGAATCCTATCGCCCCCGGTGTCGAACAGAACATTTCGATGGGGGATAACGGTATCTGGGAAGCAGATGAGGTCGATGAAGGCTACGGCGGCGTCGACTACTACTTAGTGTGACATAGGAGGCGGCTATGCTGCTGAAAGAGGTGTTTGACCAGCTGGCGTGCGCCGAGCTGAACAACATCAGCGTGGTGGATCAAACCACCAAAGAGATTGACCCTGGGCAGTACCGGCAAGTGGTCACAGCCATCAATGCTGGCTTGACCGAGATTCACAGCCGGGTGCTGCTGCGCCAGGGTATGTTGACTGTCAAGTTGATCCCAGGGCAGGAGTTGTACACCCTGGACAAGGCCTACAACGTCAGCGCATCGAAGCCAGACCCCAAGCAGTTCATCACGGCTGTGCCTCCGTTTGCCAACGACTTGCTGGCAGTACATGAGGTCAAAGCCAAGGTGTATGAGCCTGGGTTCGAGAAAGAGGTGGTGCTGGGCTTGAACAACGGCTCCGACTACTACAACGTGGAAATGCCGTCGTATAACCAGCTGTTCGTACCTGCTAAGCTGCAAAGCGAGCAGAAGATCACTGAACTGCTGGTGAGCTACCGTAAAAACCACAAGATGCTGGCCACGTGCGATAACGACATTGACCCCGAGTGTGTGGGGTTGACGTTGCCTCGCAGCTACTTGTGGGCGCTGTGTCTGTTCGTGGCTGCGCGTATGCACACGCCGGTGGGTTTGCAGGACGCCACGTACAGTGGCAACAGTTTCATGGCGCAGTTCGCGCAAGAACTGGCCCAAATGCAGATCAGCGGATTGAGCCTGAGTAATATCCAGGTCAACGAAGGTGTGTGGCGTAAGGGATTCCCCTGACAGCCGGAAAAAGAAAAAGGACCCAGTAGGGTCCTTTTTTGTTTGCCTCTCCAGGCGACTTGTTACCAACATGTCCGAGATGTCTCGGTGTTCAGTGTATCGCGGGCTTATTCACCCGTCGAGCCGAAACCACCTTCACCGCGACTGGTTTCCGGCAGGGCGTCGACCAGTTCGAGTTCCGGGGTACCAACTGGTACCAGCAGGAACTGATACAGGCGTTCGCCTGCGGCCCAGGTCAGTTCTTCATGTTCGCGCTGGCTTACAGCGACTTTCCACTCACCGCGGTAGTCTGCGTCGATAACACCTACGGTGTTACGCAGTTGTACGCCGTGCTTGGCGCCAGTACCGCTTCGTGGCAAGATCAGCGCCACATAACCTTCGGGTACGGCAGCTTGGAAGCCCAAGCCAACGAACTCGACTTTGTTGCGATGCAGTAGTGCCCCCGACTCCGGCATGATCAGGTCATAGCCACCCGCAAGGGTAGAACTACGCACTGGTGTCTGGAAGTTGGGGTGAATTGCACGAATTTGCATTATGCTGTGTCTCCAATAGTTAAAGTGAGGATGTAAACAGGTGACAGACGAATCCGTACCACCAAGCATCCGTGAGGCCACTGGCGCTCTCACGGACTGGGCTAAACAGCCCTCGCTGGCGGATTTGCGTCAGGACCTTGAGGACGCGCAGTCCAACCATGATGCACAGGTTCAGCAGATTACTGAAGTCCTGGATCACATGTATTTGCGCGGTGCCGCCAAGATCCCTGCTCGCAAAGGCCGCTCCAGCATTCAACCCCGGGTAATCCGCAAGAACGCCGAATGGCGTTACGCTGCGTTATCCGAACCCTTCTTGAGTTCTCCGAACATCTATGACGTGCTGCCCGTTACCTGGGAAGACCGTGACAGTGCGCGACAGAACAGTATGTTGTTGAACTTCCAGTTCAACACCAAGATCGACAAGCAGACGTTCATCGACAACATGGTGCGTGCTGCGGTCGACGAAGGTGTGTGTATCGTAAAGACTGGTTGGGAATTCCTGACCAAGACGGTACAGGAAGAACAGTTCACCTATGAGCTGGTGCAGGACGAGCTGGCCGCCGAGCAACTGATGCAGATTGCTGAGCTGGAGCTACGCAGCCCCAGCGAGTTTGATGAACTGGATGAAGGCTGGCTGTTGGCCTACCAGGAATTCAAAGAGTACGGTGTGCCTGTATCGCCCCGCGTTGTCGGTAGTGAACTGGTTGACGTTGAGAAGACCGTACAGAACCGACCTACGTTGGAAGTGTGCGACTACCGCAACGTTATCATCGACCCAAGCTGTGCTGGTGACCTGAGCAAAGCCCAGTTCATCATTCACCGCTATGAAAGCTCGCTGAGCGCGTTGAAGGCCGACGGCCGCTACGTGAACCTGGAACACATCTCTACTGAAGGCGCTACGCCAATTGGAGAACCTGACTATGCACCAACCAGCGAAGGCACCAAGAATTTCCAGTTCACCGACAAGCCTCGGGCGAAAATCGTTGTCCATGAGTACTGGGGCTTTCGAGATATTGATGGTAGCGGTGTTGTGCAGCCTATTGTTGCCGCTTGGGTAGGCAACGTCCTGATCCGCATGGAACTGAACCCGTTCCCGGATCAAGAGCTTCCATTCGTTACCATTCCGTATCTGCCGGTACGCAACAACGTGTACGGCGAGTCGGACGGTGCATTGCTGATCGACAACCAGAAGGTGATCGGCGCTACTACCCGTGGCCTGATCGATGTGTTCGCCAAGTCGGCCAACGGTCAGACCGCGTACCAGAAAGGTATGTTGGACCCGGCCAACCGCAAGAAGATGGAAGCGGGCGACGACTTCGAGTTCAACCCAGGCAGCGATCCGCGGGCCGGTATCATCCAACTGCAGTTCCCTGAGCTGCCGCGCTCGGCCGAGTGGATGATCCAGATGAACCAGAACGAGGCTGAGTCCTTGACTGGTGTGAAGGCGTTCAACCAGGGTATCGCGGGCCAGGCCCTGGGCAATACCGCCACCGGTGTACGTGGTGCACTGGATGCAGCGTCCAAGCGTGAACTGGGCATTTTGCGCCGGCTGAGCGCAGGTATGATCAAGGTCGGACGCAAGATCATCGCCATGAATCAGGTATTCCTGGAAGACGATGAAGTTGTGCGGGTTACCAACGAACAGTTCGTGGCTATGCGCAAGGAAGACCTCAAAGGGGACTTCCACCTGAAGTTGACCATCTCGACTGCCGAAGAGGACAACCTCAAGGCCGAAGAGCTGGCCTACATGCTGCAGACCCTGGGTAACACCGTGGACTGGGGCATTACCAGCATCATCCTGTCGGACATTGCCGAACTGCGGAAGATGCCTGACCTGGCCATGAAGATCCGCGAGTATCAGCCGCAACCAGACCCTATTGCGCAACAGAAGGCGCAACTGGAGATCATGTTGCTGCAAGCGCAGATTGCAACTGAACAGGCGAAGGCTGCACAGTACGGTGCGAAGTCCGAACTGGATCTGCACAAGGTTGGTACCGAACATGCGAAGGCACGTGCGCTGAACAGCGATGCTGACCGCAAAGATCTCGACTTTGTACAAGAAGAGCGCGGTGTAAAACAAGAGCGTAACCTACA